TAATCAAAATGAAAGAGATCATATTTTTGCTACAAGAATACATTATGCTTTTTATAAATTAGCTGAAAATTTAATCCATACATTTAAATTTTACTATACAGAAGTAGATGATTTAGAGGATTTAAAACATGAAGTTATTTGTTTTCTTTTAGAAAAATTAGATTATTTTAAACCAGAAAAAGGTTCAAAAGCATTTAGTTATTTTTCAATTGTAGGTAAAAATTATCTTATATTATACAATAATAATAATTATAAAAAGAAAAAAGCTAAAGTAGACCCATCAGCAGCAGACGAAGATGATGGGGTTTTACGTTCATTAGGAAGAGATGAAAGAAAACAAGAGATAAAAGATTTTATAGATTATTTTACAGAATATACAGATAAACATATGTTTACTATGTTTAAAAAAGAAAAAGATAGAAAAGTTTGTGATGCTATAAATGTACTTTTTAAACGTAGAGAAAACTTAGAAATTTTTAATAAAAAAGCACTTTATATTTATATAAGAGAAATGACTGGTGTAGAAACTCCTGTTATTACTAAAGTGACTAAGGTTTTAAGAAAACTTTATAAAAAACTATACTCAGAGTTTGACGAAACAGGTCATGTAAGAGTCTAAAAACACCATATTTATAATAAAACAATATGGATTCATTAAATCAAATACTTTTTGACGATAAATCTTTTGGTGATTTATTAAAAGAAATTCACGGTAATCAAAAGAAAAAAGCTAAACAACTTGCATCTTTAATTGCGGAATTACGACCTTTAGTCCAATCTTTAGGGGATGCTACTGTAGTAGTTCCTTTAATTAAGGAATATATGGAAATCAGTGTTAAAAATGATGACCAACTAATTAAGATGGCAGCCATTGTACAACGTTTATCTACAGGAGCTGCCTCAAGTGGAGATGGTGGTTTATTAACAGCTGAAGAAATGGATCAATTAATGGATGTAGCTGAAGAAATAGCAAAAACAGTTGATGAACCTAAACAAATAGAAGCTCCTAAAAAAGAAGAATAATGGCAAACGAAAAATCATTATTAAAATCATTTCATAATTCTTCATTAAGAAATGTATCTGATAATAATAATTTATATTTAAGTAAAAATTTAAGACAAGTTAGAATTTTAGATATTATATTGGATTCTACTCATGATATGTTTAATAAATTAGGAGGTTATGATAGTATTGGTACTATTTTTTGGGGAGATGTAATTTTAAATAAAAATAATGAAAAAAGAAATGATGAATATATAGCTAGACCTTTATTTCATTTTCTAAAACAATATCCGTTAAAAAATGAAGTAGTTTTATTAGTAGAAGCTCCTAGTAAACAAGCAGCCTTAGGTATAAGTGGTGAAAATGAGGGACAAATGTATTATTATTTTCCTAATGTAAATATATGGAACCATCAACATAATAATGCTTTTCCTGATATGCGTTATTATAAAAAAGATGAAGCATATGCTTCTAATTATGGAACATTAGATGGACAACCTATAAGAAATCCAGACGATAATTCTGTAGAAATTCCTTTAGGAAACTATTTTACAGAAAGATTAGATATTCAGCCTTTATTACCTTTTGAAGGAGATACTATTATAGAAGGACGTTTTGGAAATTCAATAAGATTTGGAGCCACAGCTATTCAAAAAGATGGACTACCTGCAGAACAATCAGCATATTCAACTAAAGGAAAAACAGGAGATCCAATTACTATTATACGTAATGGTGCTTTAGTTGAAGAAGAAGATAATGGTTGGGAACATACATTAGAAAATATAAATACAGACCATTCTGCTATTTATCTTACTTCAAACCAAATTTTACCTAATTTTGAAATAGTTACTCCTAATTGGGATTCATGGTTAGTTAAACATGATGCATTAGATGTAGGAGATGCTAAGGATGATTATGATAATATACTTAGAGGAGAAGAACCAGAAGTTATAGAAATACAAGAAACTCCTGAAGAAAAAGATACATCAAATAACACCACAAATAATCAAGCTAATGATGAATTAGAAAATGTAACAGAAGATAATTCTGAAGAATTTCCAAAAGAAACAACTCCAGAAACATATAAATTTGGATGGAATGAAGATAATAGAACTGAAATAAGTTTAGACGCACAAGATGAAGAACCAGGCGAATGGGATCCAAACGCTGAAAATAATAACGAATCAAATGCCTAAAAATAATTGTAAACAATGTGAAGAAAATGCTAAGTGGAGAATATTAGGAACAGACTGTTCTCAAGCTATTTTTGACACTAAAGAAGATTGTGAAAATTATAAAGAAGGATATGGACAATCTACAAAAGAAGATGAAATGTCTAATTTTGATTTACTTTTTGGGGGAGGAACACAAGTAGAAATCCCAGAATATGGAGATGAAGATTATGTGTTAGAAGGAGAAGTAGATCCTGTAACAGGAGAAGGTGGAGAATCATCAGTAGGTGAAGACGATACTGGATTTGGGGATTTTGGTGATACTTCAGATGATACTTCAAATGATGGTATGGGTAATAATAATGGTGATGGTGGATGGAGTGTAGATCCAGATGAACCACCAGGAGGATGTCCAGACGTAGATGGAAAACCACAAATATGGAATTCTTACTTAAAAAAATGTATACCTTTAGTAGTAGATGAAGAAGAAGAAGATGATGAGGATGAAGAAGATGATAACAAGTGTGAAGGAGTAGATTGTGGTCCTAATGGAGTTTGTGTAGATGGGCTTTGTACTTGTCCTGAAGAAGACGAAGAATTAGACCCAACAACAGGAAAATGTGTTAAAAAAATAATTGAAGTCGATGAAGAAGAAGATTATAATGCTTTTACTTTACCAGGAGGCTTTGAATTATCAGGAAGTGCTTATGAAGTTCCTAAAGATCAAGAAAGATCAGTATTAGCTTTAGCAATGAGTTTTAACCCTACACATACAACTAATTGGAAAGGACATCCTAATAAAGATTTACCAGTGTGGATAGCAGGACACGTTCAACCTGGAAATGCTGATCCTGATGATGATTTAAAAGGAAAAGGTCGTAAAGGACAAGATGCAAAAATAAACCCTATACTACATGAATTCTTTTGTGGAGGTAATCCAAATTCACCCTATAAATCTTCTATAATGGATTATGGTGGAAAACCATGGTCAGATAGAACTGCTAGACATAGTGTACAGGGTAAACCAAATGAAGGACATAATCATGATAAAGACGCGGTAAGGGGACACCATTGTTTTCCAAGTAACCCAGCATCAAAAAGAAATAGATGGAGTCAATGTAATGTACATAATATTAAAGGTGGTCAAGGTTCTAGTAATTGGTTATTTTGCGCTTATGGAATAGCATGTACAGCTGACTTATTTGTAATGAAATATTGGAATGACATAAGTGCAGGAAAAATGCCAGGAGGACAACAATCTTGGGAAGGAAGTACAGGAGCTAAAGAAATGGTTAAATATAATGCAAGAAATACTACTGGGATAGCTATAGGATATTATGAAAATGAACGAGGAGGTTATAGAGGAAAAAGAACCACAGGTAAATCATCATTAAAAAATTGTTTACCTTGTGTATCCCATTTCTCATCAGCCCCTTCAGGTATTAAAGCAGCAGGGCCAATGTTAGATACCCAACAAAATAGAGAATTATTAAATAAATTAGCTAATATGAAAGGAGCCTTATATACTCATTTTGGTCATATAGGAATGGTTGTAGGAATATTAGGTAAAAGTCACCCACCAACAGCCTCTTTCATAACTCTTGAATTTAATGTTGATGCAGGATTAAGATTTTGTCGTCATCCTTTTGCACCGGGTGCATTTGGAACAAGAAAACGTAAAGGACCAGGAGGTGACTATTTACAATATAATGTATCTTGGCTTTATTTTGCTGACACAACCCCTCTATTAGGAGGCTCTTGGGCACCTAAAGGTTTAGGAAATACAGATTATTTAAAAGGCTTTTTAGGAGATAATTTTATGCCTTATTTTCATGATAGTGGTGGTTGGAGTAAATATGGAGGAAGTAAATGGACACAAATGTTAAAATATAAAGATGAGTGGACTACAAAAGATCCATATGCTAAAGGTTATGCACCAGATTTAACAGGACCAAGAACTGAGTCTCAATCATCAGGAGCAAGTAACTCAGGAAATGCAACAGTACCTACTTATGATTGGAATAATGATGGTCTTTTTGATGAAAAAGATTTAGAATTTGAAAACAGAACTGATGATCAGTGGGGAGGAGCAGATGCAAATGGCTATGTATTTGGGAAAGATTATTATATTAATCATGGGAATAATGGAGGTCCTTTAACAAAAAATCCAAATAAATAATGGCAAATAGTAATATAAACATAACAGACAAACCTAAAGCACCTTTTTCTTATCAAGGAAATCAGGTAATCATAAACACTGATAGAATTGTTATGCAGTCTAAAACAGATAGTATATTATTTTTTGCACAAAAACATTTATCTTTTAGTGCTAATAATAGTATTCATTTTGATACAAGTGCTAATGATGATAGTTATTTTATAATAAATTCTCCAAGAATGGCTTTAGGCTTAGAAAATAATGGAGCAAAATTACCTACAGAACCTGCTTTATTAGGAGAAAAAACAGAAGCATGGTTAGCAGATTTATTAAGAGCTATAGACGCTTTATGTGATATATTAGTTTCAGCTCAAAACTGTGATTCAGCTAATGATGTTCCTTCAGCAGCTTTAAAACAAGCTATAGAAAAAATTATAGTAAAAAAACATTTAAAAGCTTTAGGTGAAAAAATAGGTTATAAACAAGATGGAACAGGTAATTTTACAAAAAAGAAAGGTCAACAAAGTACAATTTCAAGTAAAAGAATATATTTAGCAGACAATAAAGGAGAATAAATTATGAATCAAATATTAGCAAAAATAAAAACACAAGCTGGAGGTAAATTATTTGACCTTAAAGAAAAAGCTCAATCAGAAGGAAAAAAAAGATTAGAAAAATACAGAGATAAACTTCCTAATGAAGACCAAATAGCAGAAAAATTAGGAAAATTTCAAAAAGGTTTATGTGAACCAAATAATAAAAAAAAGTTAGAAGCAAGATATAATAAATTAAAAAATTTTTTAAAAAAAGCTCAAAAAGTATTAGGTGCCTCTCTTGCTGCTGTAACAGGATTATTAGCATTATTAAAATTAATAGATGTATTAATAAAAATATTAGAAACTATAATAAAAGTATTAAATGTAATCTTAAAAGTATTAAAAATAGTAATTAAAATAGCAAAAATAGTAGTTAAATTTTTAGGAGGAACAGGTACAGGAGGTTTTATAGATATGTTATCTCGTTTAATTTCAAAAGCAGAATATAAAATAAAGGGATGGCAAGAAGCAGTTCAAAGATGTATAGAATGGATTAAAAAAACAAGAGCAAAATATATAAAACCAATAGAAAGAATACTACAAAAAATAATGAAAGCAATATCTAAAATATTAGCAGCAATAACTGGGTTAATTGGTATATTAGAATTATTATATTTATTTTTATTAAGCAAATGTGCTTTAGATCAAGAAGCAGCAGGAGCAGGAACCACATCAGATGATAATAATAATGGAGAAGGAACAGGAGGGGACGGAAGTGGAGAAGTAGGAGAAGGTGATGGTTTTGATGGAAATGGAAATGATGGAGATAAACTATCTAAATTAGCAGGAGTTTTAGAAAATGGTTCTCCTGAACAAATAATGGCTAGGTATGCAAGAACAGGAAATGCAGAATATATACATTATGTAGAAAGAGCAGGATTTGAATCTTTTGGATATGAAAGATTTAATGCTGTTTTAGGTAAAGAAGATGATGTACAATCAAATACTATGTTTGGTGCAGCAGGAAGAAATTACTCATCAGAAAAAGAATAAAAAAACCAAATTAATTTATATTTATTAACAAAGACAATTAAACATGAAAGCAAAAACTTTTGAAAATCTAATTAGAAAAGTAGTTAGAGAAGAAATCGATTATGCGTTACGTAGAGAAATTAAATCACTTAAAGAAGATTTACGTGATGAATTAAAACCAACAATTATAGAGCATAAAGAAAGAATGGTCGAAGTACCTGATAACCCAATACCCGAAACAGCAAAAAATTCTTTAAGAGAAAAAATAATGGGCACAAAACCCTTTAAACCACAAAATTTTACAAAAAACTCAGCGTTAAATGATCTTTTAAATGAAACAGCTATGGGAGATACTAACACAGAAACAGCTATGGCTCCTATGAGCGATCCTTTTTCATCAGGAGCACCTATGGATACAACAGGTATGCCTGATTCAGTAGCAAATGCAGTTACAAGAGATTATAGT